CGGCGCCACGCATTTCGCGCAGGTGACGAATGCGGGCACCTCGGACCAGATCCGCGCCATCGACGTCCAGGGCGCGAACAAGTTCATCCGCGCCGTCCAGACCGTCGGCGGCGGCTCGCCCTCGGCCAACGCGGCCGTGCTCTTCCTCGGCATCAAGAAGGTCGCTTCCGCGTAAGCGATGTCGTTCTTCAGGCAAGCGGATATCCAATCGATGCTGGCTCGCACGGGCGGCCATGACGTGAAGCTGGCGTCGATTGGATCCGGCACCACGAAGGCATTGATCGACATCGTCGACGAGGCGCTGCTTCAGGACGCATCGCTGAGCCTCGGCGGGACGACCAAGGTCGCGACGATCGAGACCGGGAGCCTCGCGGGTCTCGACGTCGGGTCGGAGTTGATCGACATCACCGACAACGTGCACTACCGGGTCCAGCAGTTCCTGCAGGTCAGGGATGGCGCAATGACGAAGGTCTATCTGGCGGACCTGTAGGCCAGGGGAGGGCGGTGGGAGTCATGCCGGCCGAGGCGCTCGAAAACCAAGCTCTCGACGCTCTCGAGACGGAGCTCGCCAAGATCGGCACCGCGCCGACCTCCAACTGGCTCACCACCCCAACGCCACAGATCACGGTCGGGGTTCCGGGCGCCAATGTCCCGGGCCCGAACCTGATGTCGCTGTACCTGCAGCACGCGCGGAGCGAGAGAGGAGACGACAGTGTCGGCACAGCGAGTCATCGCCTCCGGTGCACCTTCGCGGTCTGGTGCTGTAGCACGCACGCCGCGGACGGGCATCGCCGCATGCTCGACCTCCTCACGGACGTCCGCCGCGTGCTCCTCGCCGCGGAGCAGACGTTCTACGAGACCTTCAGCTATGGGATCACGCTCGGGGTCGCGCAGTACATCGGCTACGACGCGTATCTCAAGCAGGGGATCTCGGGCTGCGCGCTCGAAGTCGTCATCGACATGGACCTCGCGCACGACGGGACGGACCTCGTGAGCCTCGACTCCCAGCTCGAGCGGACGCTGCTCCGCGTCTACCCGTTCTCAACGCTGCCGCAGATCGAGCGGCAGAGCCCCGGCATCGCTGCCCGGATCGAGCCGCCCGCGGTCATCATCGAGAACTCGCTCGCCGGGGCGAACAAGCTCTGCGAGCTGCGCGTCGAGGGATCGCCGACCGACTTCTGGTTCCGGAGCGCCGTCGGCGCCGACTGGTGGCAGTTCAAGGCCGAGATCGCCGCCCTGATCGGCCCCTACCAGGGCGCTAACGCCACAAACACGATGTATGCCGGCATCGAGCTCGGCACCTACAACCAGGTGGCGCCCTTCCCGGCGGCCGCCGCGAACGCGGTGGCGCAGCTGCGGTGGAACTACGGCCTCGGCCTCTGGGAGCTCGTCTCCGGCGTCGGCGATGGCGTGACGGCCGACACGATCGTCCAGCTCGTCGGCGTGCCCTCGCCGGTCGCGGGCGGTGGCGCGCGCGCGCGGCTCATCTACGACCCCTTCACGCGGACGCTCGCGGGGCTCGTCAACGGGATCGTCGGCGCCCAGATCACGAACCCGGCCGCACTGCCCCAGTTCGGTGCGTTCAGCGTCTCGCCGCTCCAGATGGGCCTCTTCCTCACGACCGGCTCCAACGGCGGCGCCGTCGCCCAGGCGCTCTTCGCCGCCTGCCACTGCAAGCTCTACGACACAGCGTCGCCGGCGGCGGCGCTCTGGTACTGAGGGGGTAATCGATGCCGGCGCCAGGCTATGGCCACAAGGGCTTCATCCAGCTCGGGAAGGAGACCGTCTATGGGACGGCGGTCACCACCACGGTCAAGCTCGAGCTGATCGACGAGAAGCTGAAGCTGAACCGCGTCAAGATCGACGATCAGAGCCTGACCGGGAATCTCTCGCGCCGAGCCCCCTACGAGGGACCGCGCTGGATAACCGGCAGCTTCATCGTGCGCGCCAATTTCGAGGGCATGCTCGAGATCTTCCGCGGCGTGTTCGGCTCCTTCACCGCCCCGGCCCCCTTCGATACTCCGGCGCGCGACCAGACGTTCAAGGAGTTCCTGACGCTCCCGAGCTACACGCTCGAGGTCAACAAGGGCGATATCCCGGCCGGCAAATGCTTCCGCTACCTCGGATGCAAGTTCATCTCACTGAACGTCAAGGGCGTCGCCGGAACCGGCACCGATGCGATCGTCACGTTCGAAGTGGGAGTGATCGGCCAGGACATGCTGAGCAACCAGACGCCCGCATCGCTCAGCTTCCCGGCGACATTCCCCGTCAAGTTCGATCACGACGTCTTCGTCGACGACGGGACGACCGACGTGCCCCCGAACGTCCGGATCCGGAACTTCGAGATCATGTTCGACAACCCGCATACGGCCGAGGAGCGGCTCTACATGGGTTCGCTCCTGATCGATGAGCCACTCCGGAAGGATTGGCTCGCGTGCACGTGGAAGTTCACCGAGGAGTTCTTCACCCGGACCGCCTATGACGCCTATAAGGCCGGGACGCTCCTCGGGCCTCGGATCATCTTCCGCCATCCGACGTTCCTCGTGAGCCGCAATTCGGCGCTCGTGACCGTAAACGCGGGCACCACGATCACGCGCGCGGCGGGTTCGTTCGTGGCGGACGGCTGGCAAGTTGGGGATAGCTTCGATCCGACCGCCCCCGCCGCCCCATTCATCCCGACCGGGGCCTACGTCACCAACGTCGTGGCCCTGACGCTGACCGTCGACCTGACGTGCACGTCCTCCGGCGGCACCACGACGATCGCCGGCGGCGCATGTCGCGAGATCGAGCTCCGCTCGAACTTCGCGACGCTCACCACGGATCCGCTCCCTGGCGTCAATGGGTTCGGCTCATTGATCGCCAACCTCGAGATGGTCGCGAGCCGCGACGACGCGACCGATCTCGCCGCGCTCGTCGGACGCATCAGGAGCTCGGAGGCTGCCCTCACGTAGCAGTCACTGCGCTGGCCATCCGTCCCGCGCAACTCACCTTTACTGGAGGCATCGCATGCTGAATCTCTGGTTGAACGCGATCCGCAGCTCCGAGTTCTACGGAGGGCTCGGCGCCGTCATCGCCGGCTACTTGGTCCAGCAGGGCCTGCTCTCCGCGGCGGCGGTCCCGTGGATCCAGCAGGCAGTGGTCTACTGCGCGCTCCGCATCATCTCCAAGGTCGCGAAGCACGCGATCCCTTCGCCACAGCCGCCAGCGGCCGCGGCGGTCGGGCCCGCGGGCTCGGCGGGGAAGAAGATCGGGACCGTCGTAGGCCTGATCGCCCTCGGGCTCTCGCTGCTCGGGATCCTCCTCGCGGCCAATCCCGCGCGCGCCGCGAGCCTGCTCGATCCCGATCGACTGTCGGGCTACGTCGGTGCGTCATTCGAGGCCAAGACGGCGCAGGGACAAGCGGTCGAGAAGGACGGCGCCGCCAACCTCTTCCTCAACGCCGATCTCACGAAGAGCTTCGCCGGCGTCGTGCGGACGTCCTTCGGGGTCCAGGACAAGGAGCTCCGCGTTTCGCCGGGCATCAAGTACCGCGTGAAGGTGGGGAGCGAGAGCTTCGCCTCGGAGCTCTCCTATGACTTCTACGCAGGCGCCGAGGTCCCCGAGTATGCGAACGAATGGGCGGTGTCGCTCATGTACAGCCGCCCGATCGCGAAGTACCTGCTCCTGTCCGTCGTGGAAACGCTCGGACTCGACAACCACCAGGCGCGGACGAGCGTGCAGGGCTCGGTCCCGTTCCTCACCGCAAAGGCGAAGCCATGACCGCACCGATCCTTCCTCAGGTTCCCGTGCTGAGCGCGGCCTTCTCGGGCGTGTTCGGCGAGGTCGCCGCGATCCTGGCGGCCATCCGCGCCGAGGCCGAGAAGGCCTTCCCCGGCAGCGGCAAGATCATCGACGACGCGGAGCCGAAGCTCGCGGCGCTGCAGTCCACGATCGATGTCCCCTCCATCGCCGACAAGTTCGCATCCGAGATCGGGAGCGCCTGGACGACCGGGCAGTCGCCCATCGTCCCGGATCCGACCGACGGGGCCGGCGGCTAGCAGCGGGCCGGCCTCAGACCGGCCCGCCTCGCATCGTCTCGAGAGCAGTTCCCTGGACTGAACATCCCGCGGCCGCGGCGCAGCGGGGGATCCAGGGCCCCCGGGCAGTCGCGTCGCGGCCGCCTAACCCCTGGAGGTTGGCATGTCCGAAGCGAAGGTGACGGTGGTGACCGAGGTCTCGAAGCGCTCGGAGATCGTCGCGCTCGCCGATTGGCGCACGAACACCGGCGAGGCGGTGAACGTCCTTTGCACCGAGGCGGATCCCGAGGAATGCGCGCGCCTTCTGAAGGTGCTCCCTGGCGAGCGGCCGCAGCTCGGCATCCCGGAGGGCGCCGATCAGCAGACGATCGAATCCCACACGCGGCGCATCCTCGAGCTGGCACCCGACATGATCGAGCTCGGTACGAGCCTGGCCGCCGCGGACGGCTCGGATGTCCGGCCCGCCTTCTACTTCGGCGGTGCCAGGGATCCGCATGCGCTCTCGCTCGACGGCGCCAAGCTCTCCGAAACCGATCTCATGCGGCTCGCGGTGAGCGTCCTCCGATGCAGCGGCTACCTGGGAGGGGCCGCCGAGGCCATGTTTCTTCGTCGAGGACGAGGCGGGCCTGGTCCTGGCCGCGGAGCTCTGGAAGTACTGCCGGTCGGTGGGGCAGACGCCGCGGCAGGCGCTTCGTGATCCTGATCTCCGTTTCAACCTGACCGTGATGCGCGGCGCGCTCGCCGGGCGCCGGATGGCGAAGGATCTGATGCTGCAGAGGATCTCCGAGGACCCGCTGGGCACGGTTCGGCTCGGCGCGATGCAACAGCTCGAGTACGAGGACCCCTGAGATGGCCACGACTCCCGTCGATATCCTGCTGCGAGTCCGCGATGAGGCCTCGCAGAAGCTGCGCGAGGTCGCCGCGGAGACGGGCGGGCTGGTGGGGACCATCCAGCGGCTGTCCGCGGGCCTGGGCGTCTGGGGCGCGATCTCGGTTGGGGTCACCACCCTGGGCGCGGCGGCGGTGGCCTCGGCGAAGCAGATGTCCGATCTCGTGGAGCAGCTCGATCGCGCCTCTGCCATCACGAGCATCGGCATCGAGCCGCTTCAGGCCATGTTCAAGATCATCAAGGACGCCGGCGGGGATACCGAGCCGCTGATCAAGGGACTCGCGCGATTCAAGCGTGAGGTGGCCGACGGGAATCCGATCCTCAAGGAACTGGGGGTCACCGGCGGGACGGTAGTGCAGCGCTTCCTGCAGGTCGCGGATGCGCTCGGCCGCTCGTCCGATGAATACAAAGTGGCCGCTGCAGCGCAGGCATTGTTCGGGAAGACGGGCCTGCAGTTGATTCCTGATCTCGCCAATCTCGCTGCCAACACAGATAAGGTGCAGCAGTCGATGAAGCAGACCCATGAGATTCTCGAGGAAAGCGCTCTCCCTAGCATCAGGGCCCTCCACGAAGAGACGAAGAAGCTGGGGGGTGACTGGAAAGGGACATGGAACGACATTGCCGTCGCCCTCGTCGGCCCCGCGGCAATCATCACCAAGCTCATCGACGGCATCGTGGGTGCGGTCCATTCGCTCGGGCGCGCTCTCTTTGATCTGACGTTTGGGGCGAAGGATGCTCTCGGCGACGTCATGCAGAAGATGCAGCGGTTCGGGCCGGGCCAGCCTTTCGGAGCCCGGACGATTCCCAACAAGCCCGCCGTTTCTCCCACAAGTGTTGATTCGCTCGCCAACCTCGATTTCGCGAAAAAAGAGCGCCAGCCCAAGAAACCGACGATTCTCGGCCCCGGCAACGATGAGACGATCCACAAGTTCATTGAGCAGCAATTCCGCGACGCTGCGGAACAACGAAAGGCCGACGCCGCCGAGTTTCTGAAGCGCAACTTCATCATCCCCTCGGCATTCGGCGGCGGAGTCCTCCCGCTCCCCGGCGGGCCGGGCCGCCTCGTGGGATCGAAGCCACCCGAGGATCCCTTCAAGAAGCTCCTCGACGACTGGAAGAAGGCCGCCGACGGCATCACCAACTCGATCGCCGTCCTCAATAGCGCGCTCGACTCGGTCTATACGGGCCTGCGCGAGGGCTTCAGTCAGGCCTTCGTCGGCATCCTGAATAGCTCGCAGACGCTCTCTCAGGCCTTGCGCACGGTCTTTACGAGTCTCGCCCAGAGCATCCTCAGCACACTTGGCGAGCTCGTCGCCGCGGATGTCTTCAAGCTCTTCCTGAAACTGGTCGGATTCGCGCTCGGCGGGCCCGCTGGCGTTGCTGCCTCGATCGTTCCCTTCGGAGGCGGTCCCGTCGGCGCGCCCGGCGCTCCGCTGCTCGCACCGGCCGGTCTTCCGCAGTTCGCCGCCGCGCCTATGGCTGGGGGCGCCGCCGCCCGCGGCGGGAACACCTACATCATCCAGTCCTTCTCGCCTGCGTCGGTGCTTCAGTCACTCGTATCGCCCACGGGGCCGCTTCGCACGGCGTACGACCGCCTGAGCGAGGTGGCGGCGGCGAGCTGATGGCGAACAACCTCAAGCTCGGGCTGACCAATCTGCTGATGCAACCGGGCGTCGTCCTGAAGAATGGGACCGGCGGAGGCGCGCCTGCTCTGATTGAGACCGCTCCCTACGTCATGGCGAACCTGCTCTTCGACGACAGGTACACGCTCTGGAAGACATCCGTGCTCGCCGCCGCGACCTATCCGGTCGACTTCGACCTCGGGAGCGCCAAGAGCGTGAGCGCCGCGGCCGCCATGGGATATCGGACCGCGCTCGGCACCGGACCCACGATCGACATCCAGTACACGAACACCGCCTATCCCGCCGGCCCGTGGACCTCGACGACCCCGAACACGATCGCAAATCTGGTGCTCAACCTTCGCGACGACGCATTGGAGTTCGGGAGCATCAGCGCCAGGTGGTGGCGCTTCAACGTGAACGTCGGAGCGAACACCCAGTTCTCACTTGCGAAGCTGTTCCTGGGCGTGTTGACGGATCTCGGGGGCCAGCACTCTCCCGGCGCCGTCTACACGCCGCTTGGCAATCGCTCCGAGACCTCGCTCCCGGGTGGCGCGGTAGTGCTGACCGAGCTCGGCGATGATGGCGCTGAGTTCCGGATCCCCTGGAAGGTCGCGGCGGCGGCGGTCGAAGCAGCCTTCCTCACGTTTCAGACGCTCCCCGGATCCCGATTGCTGCTCTGGCCGGACAGTCATTTCTACGAGGTCTACCTCAAGGGCCGCCAGCTCTCACAGGCGCGCAATTTCCAGAATGACTATGACCTCGTCCTCGGACGGATGACGTGAGTGGGGCGGCCACGGCGGCGTTCCTCAAGGCGTGGCGTCAGCTCGCGCCCGGGGATTCGACTCGCCGCATCACGCTCGCCCAGATCGATCTGTCGGTGCCATCCGCGCTGACGCTCCGCTATGCGACGACCGAGGTGCATACGCCCGACGGCAACACCTGGCAGACGGGACTGAGCCGCGGCCCGATCACCGCTCAGGTCGATTGGCTGGGGAGCGGCATGGCGCCCGTCGACACATGGATCCGACTGGCGAAGCGGCGCGATGCGGCGCAGGCGTCGGGATCTCTCGGAAGCACGAATCAAGATCTGCTCAGCCGCTATCTCTGGCAGAGCGGGACGGTCACGCTCTATCGATGGACGCCGAGCCTCGCCTCGTTCTCGGACGCGCTCCAGATCTTCAAGGGCAAGATCTCGAGGCCGGCGGAGGCAACGCCCGACGGGACCACGCTCTATCTCTTGCAGGATCAGACCTGGAACTTCCAGCTGCCGCCGGTGGTCGACAAGGTGAACTATCCCTTCTCGCCCGACGTCTCGCAGGGCCTGCCGATCGCAATCGTCTATGGCGACCATTCGTCGCCACCCATGAACGCGCCATGGGCGAGCGCCTTCGGCTCGAGGAGCCAACAGGAAGACTCCGGCGGCGGTCGCGGCGTAGTGCCGCTCGTCCTGGTCGACTCGGGCGTCGGCGCCGCATCCGTCAAGCTCGTCGCCGCGGGTCATTCCTGCGCCGAGATCCTCGATCGGACAGTCGGCGATTCGGCCTTCATCGCTGGCGACAGCATCCTCAACCCGCTGGAGCCATCGGGTATCACCAAGACGATCGGCTCGAGCGAGAGCTACCTTTCGATCGCTGACGAGAGCGCCATTGCGTATGCCGCGGCCGTTCCGGTCGACGTTCGTGCATCCGCTAACACGGCGCTCAATCCCCGGCGCGCGATGGATGTGAATGACGAGACGAGCTTCGCGACGCTGGATCAGACGGCCGGCCAGGGACTGCTCCAGCTCATCATTCCAAATCCTCCGGCTCAGGGCTACATCGAGTCCGTCGACATCGAGGTCGCCTGGTCGGGGAACGCCGGAAACGTGAACAATCTGCGGGTCGACGCCTTCAACCCAGGCGTCGGCGCGGGCGGCACCGGTCCGGCGACCTGGGTTTCGACCGGTACCGCGCCCGCGATCATGCGCGCCTTGTGGTCCACGAACTATTGGAACCAGAACTGGCAGTTCGGCTCGGGCGGCGCACACGCGTGGGACATCCGTGTCGACTTCACCGGCGGCGCGGTCAACAAGGCGCACATCTTCTGGGTCGCGCTGATCATCAAGTACCGGCCCCAGCGAAGCGTGGTGACGCCCGGCTCGCTGTCCTATGTGCGGAGCACGGTGCGCACGCCGTCTCGGCCGCCCAACGACCCACGCGATGTTCGCTTCTCACCGGTCTCGGTCCAGCCTACATACCAGCTCGATGGCCAGTTCTTCGGCAACATGAAAGGCTTCAAGGACGACGGCTCGGGCACGTTCACCGGGGTCGCCTCCGCGCTCATCGAACGTCCGTGCGACATCGTCAGGCATTTCCTCGCGACCTATGGCCTGATCTCGGGTGGAAGCATCGAGACCGGCGGTGGCGCGACGGGCAGCTTCGTGGACGCGCGAGCGGTCCTCAGGAGCGCGGGGCCGACCGACTTCAAGCTCGCCTGCTGGATCGGCCAGCGATCCACCGTGCAGCGCATCGTCCAGAGCATGTGCGAACAGTCGGGCATGGCGGTCTACCTCGACAGGTTCACGAACAAATGGCTTTGCTTCGTCTGGAGGCCAGGTGCTGTGGAGGATTATGGCTACCAGTTGAGCTGGTATGAGCTCGCCGCGATCAGCGTCGCGGAGCAGACCGTGATCGAGAAACGTCGCTCGATTCGCGTCCTGTATGGCTACGATCATTTCAAGGGGCGCACGCTCTACGAGGCATTCGTCAACCCCGCCGGGAGTGGGCAGGGTTTCAGCCTGCCGACGATTCGCGACCAGACGCTCGTCGTCTCGGCTGGGGTCAACGACAAGCTCGATTGGCACTTGACCGGCGCTCACGCGATCACGCTGACGGCCGGGACGTTCGCCCCGATCGACCTCGCGAACGACGTCAGAACCAAGATGCGCGCAGTCCATGGCAATGGATCCGAGGTCGGCTGGGGCTTCACGATCAAGACCGGGTACAACAATCTGATCGACTTCCTGGTCTCGGGGACGCCCTACCAGGGGACGCTGATCGCCGGCGACTACACACCCGAGGGGCTCGCCGTCGAGGCGGCCCGCGCATTGAACGGGGCCGCTCCTGCCGGCATCACATTTTCCGCGGCCTATTCCCTCGCGACCAACTTGTTCACGATCTCTGCGACGGCCAACTTCCAGCTCGACACCTCAGGCGGCGCCGCCGGCGGCGCGACCTCCGCCGGCCGCGCAATGGGCTTCGGCATTGCGCTCTCCGTCTCCGCGGGCTCGCTCGCGGCGACGCAGTTGCGATATGCCGGCCGCTTCTGGATCGGCGGCTTGATCTACACCTCGCTCGACTGGGGGACGGGCCCGAACGCCGCGACCAATGCCGCCTATCTGCTGGGCTGGCAGCGCGCCGATGTTGCGCTCGCTTCGGACTACAGCGCGACCTACGTCCGGGGCGATCGCGAGCGCCTGGCTGCGACCTACGATGGCTATTATGACCCGAAGGAGGAGAACCAGATCACCGCGGACTGGATTCGCGACGAGGCCTCGGCGGTCCAGATGCGCGATCGGACGTTCGATCTGAACGCCAAGCCGCGCGTAGCCGTGAGCCTCGCGTCCTACCACCTTCCGGACATCCGGCCCATGCAGGTCCTGCAGCTGCAGGCCGACGTCGATGCGCACGTCTCGTATCTCAAGTATGGGACCGACGGCAGCTGGGCCGGGAAGCCCCTCAGGGTCCTCCAGGTGAATGACCGGCCTGACGATCTCATCGAGATCCTGGCGGTAGAGGCCTGATGGCGACCTTCGAGGTCAGCATCGACGCTGCCCGCACCCTCGCGCTCCTCGACCATGGCGCGAAGCGGATGGCCTTCGCGGTCGTGAACGCGCTCAATCAAACGGCGAAGGAGATCCAGGCCGGGGAGCGTGAGCACGTCGCGGAGTCCTTCCAGGTCCGGAAGCCGGATTTCGTCCTCCGGCAGGCCGCGGTGATCAAGGCCGCCGCCGGCGGCAGCGGCTTTGCCAGTGTCGGTGCGGGCCGGTTCGAGGCTCGGATCTCGGTGGGGGAGAAGCCTCGCCTCTTCCTCTCCGGATTCGAGGCGGGCGACGAGCGGGTGCCCTTCAAGGGCAAGAACGTGGCAGTGCCGGTGACCGGTGGGCCGGCGCGCCCGAGCTTCGGGAGCAGCGTCCAAGAGGCGTTCACGTTCAGGAGCCTCAACCTTCGCCCTGTCGGGCCGCGAGGCCAGGGGAAGCGCAGGCGGCGCATGGATGTCCGCATCGATCCGCACGTCACGTCTACCGGAAAGGTCCAGTGGAAGGGCGGCCAGCGGACGTTCCTGCTGACCGAGACCGCGCAGGCGCCCAAGGGCGGCGTCTTCCAGCGCGTCGGCCCCGGCCGCGGCGACATTCGCATGGTCTACAGCTTCAAGCCTGCATTCCGGCTCGCGCGCCGCCTCCGGTTCGTCGAGACCGGCGAGCGGATCGCGGATCGAACCTTCCAGCTCAATCTCTTGAAGCAGGTCGAAGCCACGCTCGCGTATAACCTGCTCGGGGCGCGCCTGTGAGCGATGAGGAGGTCGTCGATGCGCTCATAGAGCGCGAGGTCGGCCCGGGGCCCATGAAGGACCTCCTCGCCGGCCGGCGCGCGGCCGCCGTCCATCGCGACGGTGCTGACCGGGGCGGGACGACCAACATGGGCATCACCTGCGCCGGCCTCTCGGAGAGATTGGGGCGTCCGGCCAACGACGCCGACGTCGCGGCGCTGACGCTCGGGGACGCGCGCGATTTCTACCACTGGATCATGGCCAGCTATGGGATCGATTCCGCCTCAGGGCTTGCGCCGGAACTCGGGTCGCTCTTCCTCGACATCGTCGTCAATCACGGCCGGCCGAACGGCGTCAGGATCCTGCAGCGCGCCCTGGGCGTGGCGGCCGATGGAATCTTCGGAAGCCTGACGCGGGCGGCGCTCTATCGAGCCGAGCCGCGCTCGCTCTTCCGCGAACTTGGGGCGGCGCGCCTCGAGTTCACCGGCCGCGTGATCAGCGGCAATCTTCGTGACGACGACCATGATGGCATTCCGGATAACACCGAATTCGCCGCGGGATGGCTCAATCGCCAAGCCCAATTCTGGAGGATGACACCTTGAGCGTCGATCAGATGCTGCAGCTGGTTCAGATCGGGGTCAGCGTCCTTACTCTCGGCGGCGTGGCGTTCGCACTCGGGCGCGTGTTCGAGCGGATCGCCCTCATGCAGAGGGATACGGCGGAGATCAAGGGCGCCCTCTTCGGGACCGAAGCCAAGGAGGGGATCTTCCTCCGGCGCTCAGAGGCGGATCTCATGCAGACCAACGCCACCCAGCAGCATCTGGAGATCGATCGCCGGTTCGCCGAGCTCGGTCAACGCTTCAGCGCGTTCGAGCTTCGTCCGCCAGTCGATTGAGCAGCTCCCGCCGGCCGGCTGGACAAACGCCGTCAGGCCCGCGACCATGCGCAGGAGGCGGGACGAACCGCCCGAGCGAAGAATGGATGCGGCCAGCAGGTCACGGCCGCCACGCGCCGGATGCGCGGAGATCTCATGCATTGGCGCGTCGAGAGCCCCTTCGCTGGCGCACCCAGTTCGGACGCTGGGTCCAGTCCTACGGCGTGAATCGCCTGTGTGACGCGCTGACTCGCGCCGGGCAGCCCGTCACCCCGCATGCGGTATACGGATGGATCGGCGGGCGAACCGCGCCGAGGCCGGAGCGGGCGGCGGCGATTGCGAGGCTCAGCCGCGGGGCCATCGAAATTGGAGATGTCTATGGTCAACGGCATCGGCGCTGGTCCGCTAGCGGAGTGTCTTCGGGTCCCTGAGATCTCGATGTTTCACGGTCTCGCCTAGAAGCAGTTTGAACTCAACACGGTATTTCGTGATGGCGGGGTTATACGAGATCATGACTTTGAATGGCGACCGCTGGCCGGGGAGAAGCGGGTTGTACTCCACCAGAGCGCTTTCGGAAGTGACGAATTCCTCCTTCTCAGTATAGGCCTCGCCTATGACCTCGAGATTGCGGATCGAGGCGGATGAAGCGTTCCTCACCATGCCCTCAACCTCGAAGTAACCACCGCCATCGCTCGTGGTCATGCTGCTAGAGAGAAGCTCCAACGGTGGGTTCTGTTCCTGTGCGGCGGGCGGCGCCTCGGCCGCGGGGGCGTCATGCGGGGCGCGCGCGCACATTCCACCGAGGACGATGAGAGCAACAATGATTCCGACCGCAACCAGGCAGCCCATCGCGACGCCCGGGCCTCTTGGGCCTTTGGCGACCGCTTCTTGCTTCAGGCGATCCTGCGCTTCGCGCCGAGCCTTCTCCTCCTGATAGATGCGCTCGCGTTCTTCAGGGCTGACGGTCACGGGAGCCATACCGGGAAGAATCTTTCAGCTTTGCCGTCGGGATCGAGGGTGAGGATGTCGGATGCGTGAAGGTCGACGAGACTGCCGGCGGCGAGCTCCGGTCTCAGGCATTTGAACCGCCTGCCATTGTTGAGGGTCACACGCGTATCGAAGTCATCGGGCCCCATGCGCTGTTCAATCTCCGTAATTGTCAGTCTCATGTCTTGCTCAGGCCTCTCGGCGGTGCTACAACCTGCGCATGCTCAACACGCCCGTCACGAAACTACGGAAGGATGCTCCGGGATCGCTGACGGCGGCGAAGGTCGCAGCATACTTCAAGCGCCGGCGATATCCGCGCACGCGGGTCACGATCAGCGCATTCGAAGCGGCTGCCATCAAGAACCCTCCCGAGCGCTTCCTCGAGCTCTATGCCGAGGTCATCGGTAAGCCGGTGGAGGCGGTGCGCGAAGCCCATCAGAAGACGCTGCGCATGCGCGAGCGGCGGTCCGGCCCTTTCGTCGGCTCAATGGTGGCATAGCGCGCCCCGCGCGTCACTAGCAAAAATGCTATTGACGACCCGCGCGAGCCCGCGTAGGCTTCCCCGGGTCGAGGCCGCCCCCACCGGTTCGGCAAGCCCCCTGGAAAGCGAAGACCATGCCCGGAACGCTCGGCACTGGCGCTTCGGTCAGCCAGGTGGCCGCACGCTGGATCGCGGTCTACGTAGCGACGGCAAGGAGCCCTAAGAACATGGGCATGGCGGCTCAACGCGTACGGGACTACCTCACGCCCTTCATGGGTGGGCTCAGCCTCATAGACGTCCGCCCGGATACGGTGCGGTGCTATCGGCTTGCGCTCGAGGGCCGGGGATTGTCCCCGCGAAGCGTGCGCCACCTCCTGACCGATCTCCGGTGCTTGCTGGGCTGGTCGGCGGATTCGGGTCTCATCCCCCGGAGCCCGTTCCCCCGGCGCGTGATGCCACGCATCCAGGAGAGCGCGCCCGACCGGCTGTCTGATTCCGACGTCGCGGCCTTGCTGGCCATCTCTGGCCCGCAGGCATTCGTTGTGCGCCTCGGCCTCGGTACCGGCATGCGCTGGAGTGAGATGTGCCGCGCGACGCGCGAGCATCTCGAGAACGGAATGCTCAGAGTCGCGAACACGAAATCCGGCAAGCTACGGCGCGTCCCGCTTCCAGCAGCCCTTGCTCGCGAGATCGGGCGGCACATCGGCCCGCTGGTCCCCTACACGGAGGGGTCGGCCGGATCCTTCTCGAAGTTCGCCCGGCGGCATTCGGGGCTGGCGCGATTCCACGTTCACCAGCTGCGCCACACTTTTGCTTGCAGATGGATCGAGGGCGGAGGTAGTCTGCCCGCGTTGCAGCAGATCCTCGGTCACGCCTCAGTCGTGACCACCCAGCTGTACGCGCGATTGAGCGACGATGCAGTTCGCCGCGAAGCCGCACGGATCAACGGAGCCGCGACGAACGCGTAGCCGCGCGCGAGTCGGACGCTCCAGCAACTGGGTTCAGATCGCAGAGGACGCAGAGCTCGTCGAACCCCGCCGACCCGGAGAAAAGGGTCGAGCCCCGGCAGGAGCACCCACCGGGGCTCGGATTGGTAGCGGGGGCTGGATTTGAACCAGCGACCTTCGGGTTATGAGCCCGACGAGCGAAGCGCCTCTGGAGATCTGGATCCGGCACGGAGGCACGGATGCAGCACCCGCAGAGCCCCTACGGCTCCCGCCTGAGGGAGTTTCACGCCCGGCACGGTATCACGCCAGACCGCCGCCCGCAGCCCCACCGACTGAAGCTCCTGCCGCCCGCGGGAGGGCCGCCGCGCAGGATGTCGATTCTCCGCGCCGTCATCCTCGGCGTCGCCGCCTCGATCGCGTTCGTGGCCTGGATCCTCTTCTGCGTCCTGGTTCTGGGCGTCGGTGAGATCACGGGCAGCCAGGGCGCGCCGTCCTCCTCGGTGGCGCCATGAACCGCCCGACGAACGCCCAGACGCCCATGGATTCGAACGGCGTTCCGGGCGATTCAGGCCTCGCCTGCTGGCTCGAGGCGGTCCGGCACCGGCGCGCGCAGTTGGAGACGGGCCTTCGCGCGGGCGAGCGAGCGCGGGCGGTGCTCGATCAGATCCTGTCGGTCCGGCGCCAGATGAGCGGCCTCGCCGAAGATTTGTACGGAAGTGCCTGGGCGGCGCTCGAGCGCGCTTCCTCGGATCTCGCCGAGTTCGACCGACAGAGCCAGGGGGCACTGGACGAGTCGAAGAAGCGGCTCCGCGAAGCGGGCAGGCAGCTGTTCTCGCACGTCGCCAAGGACGCACCGGAGAAGCCCGGCAAATCGGACTCGGAGGTCCGGCAGCTCGAGCAAGAGCACAGGGACGCGCAAGCGGCGGATGCCCGCCTGCTCGAGGAGCGACTCGCTGCCAGAGCCCCGCTCGAAGCCCGCTACGCGGCTGCTGCGCGAGACCTTCTCTTCGCCGGCCAGGCGCTGATCCTCTCCCTCGAAGCGGACCGACCGCGTCTCAACACCGCGATTGAGTGCGCCGCCGGGGCGGAAAACGAGCTGAGGGACATAGCTCGGATCGAGGCGCGGAACCGCCCGGTGGATCCCGAAGACCCGCCGCGGCTCGGAGGGCCCCGGTGATGCGCCCCGAGAACGGTGTCCCCGCGGCGCCGGAGCCGGCGAGATTCTTCCTCTACCTCTCCGGGCGCATGAAGAAGCCCGCCGTCGCGGCCGGCGGTCGCGACCTCGAGCGCTGGGGGCGCGCGTGGGCGCGTCGCTGGTGGGTGGTGCTGGCAGGCACTGCCGACCAGGCTCGGGCCGCGATCGCCCGCTACAACCGCAAGTGCGCGCGAGTCGGGCTCGCGGTGCCGGTCCGGGCCGCGAGCTTCGGGATCCTCGAGGCGGGGCACAACGCCGCGGGCGGCCCGGATCCGCCGGGCAAGCGCGCGCGGGACCCCCGCCGGCCGGCGCCGGGCGCGATCTCGCGCCGCCGCGCCGCGGCGCGCGGGCCCACCGCCGCCGGAGATCACGCGATCTGACGACGTGCCGGGGCACCGGCAGCCCGAACGAGGTGCGGCCCCTCGGCGGGCGGCGGCGCAAGCCACCGGCCGGGCCCCGGCCAACTGAATCTCCCGAACGACCTGGAACGCCTTCAGGGAGGAAGACATGAAGAAGCAATCGAAGAGCGGGACAAGCCTCGTTCCGCTGGCCAAGCTGGTGATCAACAAGAATGTCCGCACCCCGAGCGATGCCGGCCTCGCGGAGCTCACCGCGAGCGTCAAGGCGAACGGCATCCTGCAGCCGCTGCTCGTCCGCGCGAAGGGCACGAAGTACGAGCTCGTCTGCGGCCACCGCCGGCTCGCCGCGGCGCGCGCGGCCGGGCTGACGGAGGTGCCGGTGTTCGCGCGCGAGCTCGACGACGCCGGCGCCCTCGCGGCGCAGATCGTGGAGAACCTGCAGCGCGAGGACGCGCACGCGCTCGATGAGGCCGACGCCTATCGCCGGCTCCAGGCGGACGCGAAGCTCGACGTTGCGACGATCGCCGCGCGCGTCGGCCGCTCAGTCCCGTACGTCTACGACCGGATGCGGCTGGCTGACCTGGTCCCCGAGGCGAAGAAGCTCTTCCGCGAGGGCAGGATCACGCCCGGGCATGCCGTCGTGCTCGCGCGCCTCAAGCCGGAGCGGCAGAAGCTCGCCCTCGACCCGATCAAGGGCGGCACGTTCGAGCGGGAGCACGTTCTTTTCACCCCGGACCAGGAGAACCGGCTCAAGCCGGGCGAGGAGGAAATGCAGAAGCTCCGCACAGTGCGCGAGCTGCAGGGCTGGGTCGACGAGCACGTGAAGTTCGACCTCGAGGCCCGCGATCTGCCGCAACTCTTCCCGGACACGCACAAGACGCTCGAGGCGGCCAAGGATGACCTCGAGTTGATCGTGCCCATCACGCGCGACTACCACGTGCACCCCGACGCCCATGACGGGGCGCGCACGTACGGCCCCATGTCGTGGAAGCGCGCAGACGGCAAGGAGAAGTCGAAGGGCTGCAAGGCGTCGGCCGTCGGCGTGTTCGTCATCGGTCCCGGTCGCGGGGAGTCTCTCCGCGTCTGCGTGAAGAAGGGCTGCCCGATCCACTGGCCGAAGAGCAAGGCGAACTCCAAGACCGATGCGAACCCCCGCGCCGCAGCTGCGTCCGCGCGAGCGCTCAAGGCCGAGCACGCTCGGCGCGACGAGTACGCGCGTCGCGAAGCCGCCCGCGCCCGGTTCACGAAGGCGATCCCGGCGATCGCCGAAGAACTCGCCGGCGCGCTCGCGAAGCAGAAGGCGCCCGCCAAGGGCCGCCTGGCCGAGCTCCTGATCAAGGGAGTGTCGGACTACCGAAGCTCGAAGTTCGCGAACCTCATGAAGCGCGGGAAGACGGCTGACGACCTGGTCCGCTGGTGCGCGTTCATGGTCATCGTCCGCGAGCTGAACGACTACGACGCGCCGTCGGCGGTCCCGAAGCTCCTGAAGCCATTCGGCATTGACGTGCAGAAGATCGTCGACAGATTCCCGATCGAGAAGCCCACGAAGGCGGCCGCCGGCCAGGCGCCTGCGGACGAGTCCAGCGACGAGGGCGAAGAGGAGTGAGCTACGCGGCCACGACCTCCGTCCCGATCGAGCGCACTCGCGCGGCGATCGAAGAGCTGGTGCGCGAGAAGGGCGCGACCCAGTTCATGAGCGCGTTCGACCATGAGCACGGCAAGGCCATCATCGGGTGGACGCTGGCCGGCCGCATGGTGCGTCTGCAGGTGCCACTTCCGCGGCCGGACGAGAAGCGCTTCATGCACCGCCGCACGCGCAGCGGCTTCTCATGGCGGGACCTTCCGAAGGAGAAGCAGCGCATCCTCTGGGAGCAGGCCTGCCGCGCGCGCTGGCGCGCCATCCTCCTGATCATGGTGGCGAAGTTCGAGGCGGTCGAGGCCGGAATCTCGGACTACGAGCGCGAGTTCCTCGCAGACACGGTCATGGCCGACGGCAGCACGGTCGGCACCTGGCTTCGGCCTCAGCTCGATGCCATGTACTCGAATGGCCGCATGCCCGCGCTTCTGCCCGGCATCGGGGAGACAGGGCGATGAGACGACTACCGCTGTGGTCGATCCCTCGCCGTGAGATCACGAATGATGAAGGAAAGTTCGTCACCCTTGATCATCGAGATCCATTGGCAGCTCACGCAATGATAGAAGCTGTGCGGCCCCCGCGTCATAGCCGATACACGGCAACGCGGGCAATACACCGCATCATGGTACCCGCCCCCGGGCCGGCGCATGAAAAGTGCGCCCCGCTCGTGCGTGAACTCTTCCGCCGAGCGCGCGGCCGCAAGCTCCTCATGCAGCTTACGAACCTGCTCTTCGAGCTCGCGGTTCTTCTCTTGAGCACGCGCGAGTTCCTTTTCGCCAATGCCGACGCGGGTCTTGAGGAGGTCGACGTGGTCCCGGCTGGCCAGAGCGCCGGGGATGGCGCTGAGCCATTTCCAGAAAGTGCCTGCGGCCTGGGCAATGGGGTTCATGAGGGCGACGACAGTACCACGCCTGTGACAGGAGGCTAGGCGATGAAGACGTGCGGAAAGTGCGGCAAGGAAGGGCACAACGCGCGGACCTGCAAGGGGAGCGGAGCCGCCAAGGCCACCGCCAAGGCTTCGCCGGCGCCGTCGCGCGCGACCGTGAAGGAATCGCTCATCGCCAGGCAGAAGCAACTGCGGCATGAGCTCGCGGTTCTCGATCGCGTGCTCGCTGATCTCAACACTATCGGAGTTTCCTGAGGAGGACCGACAGATGGGACGCGCAAGGCTGCGGATCGGCAAGGAGATCATCCCGATGTTCCTGAGAAGCGGCTGGCGCGCAGCTGTTCCCGCCATGCCGCTCCGCGATGTGAAGGTGATCGAGATGAAGCTCGGTGAATGGACGATCGACCTGTTGCTCGAGAGCCCGGATCTGCTTGGACCCGCGAGCGCGACGTTCGAAAGCGCTCCCGAGTTCGTCGCGCGCTTCAACGTCGAGGGCGCACTGCGGCTCCCGCAGGGAAACGCGGTCGCGCTCCAGCTGGCCCGCATCGCCGATGGGACCTGCAGCTGCCAGACGCCGCCGGCGGACGCCATGGCGCGTTCCGGCTATCAATGCCCGGCATGCCTCGCCAAGTCGGCGCTCGAGCACATGCCGTCCGACTGGGTATCCACCGCTCACGACGTCCGTCGCGAGCTCGGCGAGACCGTCCCGCCGCCTGACCCGGGTGAGGTGACGGACGAGGTGGCCGGAGCATGAGCCGGGTCGAGATCGAGGTGCAGCTGCAGGCCGGGCCCGGGGCCTCCTCGAGGATCGACGCCATCGTCTCCGCGCTCGTCCGCCATGAACGGCGGCAGCGCCGGCTCAGCTTCCTTCTCTGGATCGTGATCGTCGCCTTCTCCGCGCTCGCATTCGCGCTCACGTACCACCGGTGTTTCGGCAACTGACGTACAGGACACAGCCAACCAGGGAGGGATCACCGCATGAAGGGGAACCGGCTGACGAAGGCGATGACGGAAGCGTTTGACGCTCACGAGAAACACCGCGAGGCCATGGCCGAGGCGCGGAAGGCCCACCGGGCGGCCAAGGAGGCCGACGATCACGTGCGCCACGTTCGCCGGCTCGAGCGCGAGTCCGCGCAATCCCGCAGCCGCGGGCGGGCCGCGTGAGCGTAAGGCATCAGCGTGAGTGGGCGCGCCGAAGGGACGGTGCCTAGGATGGCGCGGTTGCGCTCGCTCGAATACGGAGTCCCGTGGGTCCACGAATGGCTTGAGGAGCCGACGCCCGGGGACCCTGCGCTCAATGGCGCCTACCGGGGCTCGCTCCCGGTGCGCCACGTAGCGCAGGGACTCTCCGGGGCGGACCTGGGCGAGCTGCGTCCGACGCCGGCGCCGGGGCAGATCTGGCGCCGCGGGCCGCTCACGGTTCGCGTTCTCGAGGTGACCGCCGCGACCGTGCGCTTCCTCGAGCTCGACCGGCGCCACAACACGCGCCGGATCCGCCGCTGCGAGTTCATCCGCTCCTCGCGCCTCAAGGCCGAGCGATGAGCCAGCGTCGCATCTCTTCGGCCGAGCTCCGGAGCCTCGCCATCGGCTCGCTGGCGGCCCATGAGCAGCTCCAAGCGGCCGTGCTGACGTTCCTGCAGCTGAACGGCGTGCCGGCGGTCCCGGTGCACACCGGGCCGCGCGTGAGGCCGCGTGCCGGCGGCGGCTTCGACCTCAAGCGGAACTCGGGGCAGCGCGGACTGGCCGACGTCCTCGCGTGCATGCCGCCTCTCGGTCGACTGCTGCTTATCGACCTCAAGACCGGCCACGCCCGGCTCTCGAGCGAGCAGGCGCAGCTGCACCGGCGCTTCGCCGACGCCGGCGCCCGGTGCCTGACCGTCCGCAGCCTCGACGATCTCAAACCTCACATGCCGATCGGCTACGCCCGGATCCAGCCCCAAGGAGGGAACTGATGAAGCTTGAAGTCAGCGGCCGTGTCGTCGGCCACAGCATCTTCCAGCCGAACCCGAAGGACGAGCCCGAGCTCGAGCTGGTGCGGATCTCCATGACCGTCTCGCCTGCGACGGAGAACGCGGAGAAGCACACGAAGGCCGTCCTCGTCGTCGACAAGGCGGAGGCCTGGCGGAACCTCGTCCTCGGCCGAATGGTGAAGATCACGATCGAGGACTCGCAGCAGGACCTCTTCCTGCCGCCGACCACCGACGATCCCGCTGGGCCGACTATTACGCCCAAGGGAACGATCTCCACGAAGGACCCGGAGACCGGCGCGCAGCTCGTGGCGGATCTCGGTGACCCAAAGGCGACGGCGCGCGTCGTCGGCGCGGTAGTTCGCGGCCGCACCAGGCAGCGGAAGGGAGAGCTCGCCAACTGACATTCGAACGGCACATGGGGCGGGCGGCTCCCATGAGGAGAGGCGGCAAGCACAGCACCGGAGTTCTAGAGGTACGCACGGCAGCCAAGGCAAACCGCCAGCCCGCCCCGGTAGCACCTGAACGCAGCAGCACGGACGCAGTCGCACGACGAGGGATCGAACATGGCCGAAAGGGACGTACCCGAGGAAGGCACCACTCGCGCGGTGCGGAAGCCGAGCGAGCCACTCCCATGGGCGAGGTTCTGGTGGAAGGAATGGCTGGCGGATCCGGGACTCAGGCGGCTCACGCTCGATCAGCGTGGCCGCTTCATGGACGTCTTCGCATCCACCTACGGCACGGACACGCCCGGGGTGATGGACGAGGACGCCGTGCGCGCCTGGGCGGGGTATTCGCCCGAGGACTGGAAGAAGGTCCGCGAAGCGTTCGCCCGGGTATTCAATCTCAAGCGCCGCAAAGGGAAATGGGTTCTCGTGGCAATTCTTCAGGACTACGAGGCCTCACTGGAGATCTGGAAGCGTGCTCGCGAACGGTCGATGAAGGGCGTCGCTGCGCGTCGTGGTGGCAAGGACTTAGCAACCCCGGGTTCAACCCCGGGTCAACCTCAGGTGCCACCGGGAGCAGCACCCCAGGTCGAGCTGGGGTTGAACAAGATTCTAGATTCAGATTCAGAGAAGAGATTGAAGACAGGCAAGTCAGAATCAGATTCAAGCGCCAGAGCGCAGACTTCGCGCTCTCGCGCTGGCTCGGCTGGCTCGGCTGGCCCGTCCCGTCAGAGCGTGCTCGATCCTATCGCCGCGCGTGCGTTGGACGGCAAACCCCCAGCGAATGGGGGAAGCGCATGAGCCATGCCACCCCCATCGCGGACTCGCTCGTCCGTCGCATGCACGCGCAGCTGGCACCCCTCGGAGTGGACGTCTACCTCCATCGGGCGAACGTCCTCGAGATGTGCGAGCGCTTGCCGGGTCAGGTCGAGAACCCGCCTGGGCTGTTCGTCAGCTGGTGCCAGCGCGAGGCCGATGCGCGGCGCGCGGGTCAGGCCGCGGCCGAGAAGGACCGGTGGCGCTACGGCGAGCTGCAGGTCGAGGTCTATCGCGCGATCGCAGAGCGCCGGTGGACGCCACGCGACCTCGCTCGCGTCCTCACGCAGGCCTCGCGCGAGAGCTACCCGGCGCTCAACCCGCGCACGATCGAGATGCTCCGATCAATGGGCGACTGCTGGGACGCGCAGCCGCGGATCCGCACCGAGAGAGGCGAGGGGCCGATTCACGCCGGCGCGAGGGATGCGACCGGCCGGGCGAACCACGAAGCGGGTACAGGGAGGTCGGTTGATGCTGGTGCTCAGTCGTAGGGCGGGGGAGAAGGTGATGATCGGCGATGACATCGAGGTCACGGTTCTGGACCGCGACTACCACGGCCAGGTGAAGCTCGGATTCAGTGCGCCCGCCGGGACGAAGGTCCACCGGCTCGAGGTCTGGCTCCGCATCCGCGGCAGCCGCGCGAAGGCTGAGACCGCCCGCCGGCGCGCGCGGCTCGAAAGAGAGCTGGCGTCATGAGCACCGCGGCCGTCACCGCCCCGCGGCGCCCCTCAGCATGCGGCAAGCGCCGATTCCGCGATTGCCCTATCCGGAACTGCGGGCGGGGCTTCTACGGCATCGAGGGCCCATGCCCCGACTGCCGAGCCGGCGTCCGGCTGTCGCGGCTGCTCTATCGCTTTCAGGTCGAGCGCGCCGGACAGCCAGGCGTCCGGCGGCGGCACGCCCGCATCCTCGATGCGCTCCTGGGGAGCCCATGCTCCTGAGCCGCCCAGATCCCGCGCTCTGGACTCCAGTCCGGACGATCTCCTATGCGCAGCGATGTCATTTCTGCCGCGCGGGCATCGCGCGCGACCGGCCGGGCTCGCGCACGGGCGAGCGCGGAACGAAGGCCTTCTTCAATCGCGCGCTCAATCTCTGGGAATGCATCGCATGTCGCGAAGAGGCGACGCGCGCCGAGCTCGCGCGGCAGGCTCCTCGCGAATCCGTGATCGAGGCTTGCGAAGCCTGCCGCTACGAGCGCCTCGACATCCATCTACCCGACTCCGCGCCGCTGTTCGCTCTCATGCCCTGCGATGGGTGCGAGCTCGGCGCCGATCGCGGACTGCATCGGATCTGCCCGCGATGCCGGCATGTCGAGCACAGGTCACACCGAATCGCCGGCCAGCTCGAGGGGGCGGCATGAGCATGTCGCGGCGCTCTCGGACTCATTGCAGCGGCCGAATCGCTCCCAATGTCCCTGGGAACACCGGAGTCGAAATGAATCCACCAACGAATCGCCGACGGCGCAGATGGCCGCCCTGGATGCTGGGACTGACGCTCTTGCTTCTCGCGCCCAGAGAGGTCTCGGCCGGCGAGCCGTTTCCTCACACATTCTTGTACGCATCCACGAGGGGCGGCGGCGCCCCGCTTCTTAATAACGATCTCTCCGTGAACCCCGGCATCGCCCGATGCTTCGCCAAGTTCCAACTTCTCACGATGAACACGACGCCATGGTGCGATATGCGACCTGGTGTGATCGACACGGTGCGGGCGCTCCATCCCGGGCCCACCCCGATGGTGATTCTCGCATACGACGTTTACGGGCAGCGATTCCCGTTCGCCACTCCGGGAACGATGTGGAAGGCGGAGTACGACGCGATCAACCGGATCGTGGGAGGCATCGAGGGCTCACTCTTCGCGACCGATGGGACGCAGTTCATCGACGCACCGGACCCGTGGCCGAACCTTGGGCGAGCCTTCGTGGACAGCACCCTCGATTCCCTCTGGACGGTCAACGTCGTCATGCCGGGTAAGTACGACGGCGTGTTCTTCGATTTCTCCGGCATGCCGATCTCGATGCTCTCGAACGGGCCGCCCAACTTCGCCGCTCCAGACTTCGCGCGGGGAGGCTGGGCTTCCGGCGCCGCGATGGATAATGGCCGCATTGCCGCCGTCACGAACCTTGCCGCCAGGATGCATGTGCTCCGGACTCATTTTCGGCGGACGATCGTCACCGGGAACGGAATGGGCACCGACGCGATCTCGCCGATCATCTCGGAGGGGAGCCTGTGCGAGTCGTGGCCCGACTTCCGTGGCTTCACGGCCGGCTTGGCGTTCTACCGTGGCCAGGGCCCCTACGCGACCATTGCGAGCTATTGCAAGACATGCACGACGCCGCCTCCGAACCCGAACAACGGCACCGAGTACAGCGCCACGAGCCTGAAGGAGGAGCGCTTCGGGCTCGGCTCGGCCTGCATGGGCGAGGGATATTTCAACTTCAGCAAGAATCGGGACCTCCCGGCCTCCGGCCCTGGCTATCTCGAGTGGTATTACGACGAATTCAGCGTCGACCTCTCGACCGGGCTCGCTGATACCAGCGGCGCGCATACCGGCTGGCTCGGGCAAGCATTGGGACCGGCGACGCAGATCGCGCCCGACGTATGGATCCGATACTTCGATAACGGCGCCGCCGTGCTCAATGGCAGCCTTATCACTGTCACTCCGACGCTCGAGGGGAGTCGCCGCTACCGCAGGATACGCGGCATCCGGGACGTGACGACCAATAATGGAAGCATCGAGACCTCGCCGCAGGTTCCGCCCAACGATGCGCTGTTCCTGCTCGTGATGCCCGACTGCCAATGAACGGGGGAACGATGAGACGCCTATTCGCAGCCATGCTGCTTCTACTGGCAATGCCGGCGTTCGCCGGAAATGGGATGAACGGCGCGCCCGTCGTCATGGTCGAGCGCCAGTCCGCTTCGATCGCGATCAAGGCGATCGTCGGCGGCGACAATGATTCGACGGCGGTGCTGCGCATCTTCCAGCGCTGGCAATTCGCGCCCTCATTCGACACGGGGATGGTGATGATCCGGCGCCCCCATGGCTCAGGCGGGACGGCCGCAGCCTCCGGTGAGATATTCGAGGGTCGCATCATCGTGCCGCCGCTCCCTTGTGGGCTGCCTCAAACCGGCCGCGTCGTGGAGTGGTATATCGAGGCGACCGACGCCGGAGGCAAGGTCGACTATCGTTCGAGCGCCGCGCCCGATACTGCGAGCCTTCAGCCGATTCGACAGCTGGTGGCAACCGGGCCGGTCTACTACGTCAGTCAGGCTGTCGGTGACGACAACAACGCCGGTACGAAACAGCGCCCCATGCGCACCATCAATGCCGCACTGAGCGCCTTGTCCGCATCGACCGGCTCGGGGGCGAACGGCGGCATCTTCGTCGCCCCGGGCGAGTACCACGAACAGCTGCAATTGGATGCGGCCCATTTTCCAACCGACGGCGGTTTCCGCTTCCTCGAGGGCAACGGCCCGAACCGCGATTCAACGATCATCTGCGGCGCGAACCAGCTGGTCGAACAAGGCCTCTACGCGCCTGGGAAGCCGATTCGCTGGACGTTCACCGGGCAGGACTCGACCTGGAAGGCTTACTTCCCCGGCGGAAGCGCTGGCCCGGCCGATTCGATGATGCTCGTGGTGCTCGGATGGGGCGAGTACGTGGAGCGCAAGACGAGCATTCGAGCGGTGCTCAATGATTCCACCTGGACGGGTGACTCCTTCTCCACGAACGGGGGCGAGCTCTCCGGATGGTTCTGGCAGAACGACACGCTCTACCTGAAGCGCAGGAGCGGGCGGAGTCCGGTCGGACAGAAGCTTCACTTCGGGTATCTCGACGCTCTGGTATCGATCCAGCGCCGGAATTGGAGGATCGCCAATCTGACGATCCGCTTCGCCGGCGGGTCCAACGGCGATCCTGGGTACCTGGCCGACCCGCGACCAGTGACGACCGGGAACGGAGTCCGACTCGGCACGAATGTCTCAGGGCGGTCCGCGTCGGGGAGCGTCATCGACTCATGCACCTTCTACGGATTCAATGCCCCCGCAATCTACGGGCCCCATTGGGCCGGGGGCGTCGTTAGCGACACTGTCACGATCGCGAACTGCATCCTCAGTGGGCCTGGCATGGGATACATGGACTTCGGAGCGGGAAGAGGCCGCATGGAGGAACATGCATCCCAGATCTCGCTCATGTCGCGCGCGATCAGCTTCGTCAGCAACGCGATCTTCGATCTGCACAACGGGATCGAAATGGGCGCCGGGGCGAGCGATTCGACGTGGGGCTCTCAGAGCGAGATCGCCGGGAACGTCCTCGACCACATCGTCGGCGATTGCATCAAGCTCGATGGAAGTCATGCGATCAACTCGCTCGTCTCGGGCAATTCGATTTCCAATGGCGGGTCATCGGGGCTCTCGGTCAATCCGATCTTCTCGGGGCCGCTGTTCGTGCTCTACAACACGTTTCAGAATTGTCTTCGCGCCGGCATCAAGTGCGGAGGTGGAACGTCGGGTGCAATGCTTTGCGCGCACAACACCATCTTCTCCGAGGTCCCTGGCTCAGCCGCCGTCGATGCTACGGCTGGTGGCGCGGTGGACGGCCTGTCATTCATGAACAACGTCCTCTATTCGACGAACGCGACCCCCGTGATCGGGCCTTCAGGCGCAAGCATCCTTACGAACGGCTTTAATTTCGATTGGTTCGGCGGTGTCAGCACGCCCAACTACTTCACATGGGCAGGCTCGGACATGCCGACGAAGATCCAGGTGCAGCTCGGCGTGGGATGGGAGAAGAATGGCCTGGATGCATTCACGAACGGCAATATCGCCGTGGTCGACTCCACGCGGCGCAATCTGTCGCTCCGAGCTAGCTCGCCGGCATTGAACATTGGCCGCAGGATCACAGGGGTTAACACTTGGCTGAACGGTGCGCGCTATAGCGGAAGCGGTCCAGACATCGGCAGCGAAGAAAGGCTGATCCCATGATATTCGCTGCGGCGTTGCTGCTAGCCGGACTCGTGACTCATCCCGGAGTCGTGCGCTGGCCCATCAAGACGAGCATCCATGAGATGCCCGCGACCCCTGTCCCGCTTCCAATCCTCAGCGCGCTGCCGCAGATTCCGGGCGTCGCGAAGGATGATGCGCGATACCAGAGCGCGTTGATCCCGGGTAAGTTCGCGAGCCTCCGTGAGGGTGAGACAATCTCGACGGAGGGCTGGCTGCGGCTCGTGGCGAGCGAGACCGACGGCGACTACCATGTGCAGCTCACGCTTACTCCTACTGCGACCCAATGCCTCATCGTCGAAGTGCCGCGGCCGAGCTACGTGAAGGCCGCGAAGCTCAAGGCAGAATGCCTGGCTGCGAGATCCATCATCAGGGCAATGATCGGTGGCGCAGTGCCATCGCAGCTCGGCACGTTGGCGACTGGCAAGCGCGTGCGCATCACCGGCCAGCTCTTCTACGACGACGCGCACGTAGGGACGCCGCCACGTGGGAAGCGGGGCATGAAGGCTATGTCGCTGTGGGAGTTGCATCCTGTGACTCTCGCGGAATCGATCCCATGAGCCGCGTCCCGAAACGGGTGGGCAGCCTCGCGGTCTCGGGTCCTTCCCAGCCCCCGCCACGCGGGTGACGGCGGCTGCGGGGGAGCACTAGGCGTCAACCCGAAACCTGGTTGACGGTTGACGAATTGGAGTTCTTGCAGGTGGCCTCGGAGGCCGGCGTCTCATGAGCAAGAAGCGCGTTCCGCGCGCTCGTGGCGGGCCCAGAACAAAGCCCAAGCCCGCGCGGTCGCGCTCGAAATCCTCTCGCGAGCCTCAACCCGGCTGGTTGACGCAGGCCGCCTATGCCCGGCGCCGCGGCGTCTCGAAGGAGGCCGTGAGCAAGGCGGTCCGCCAGGGGCGGATCCCCGTCGGGCCCGGCGGTCGCGTGGACCCGATCGCGGCCGACGCCGCATGGGACCGGAACACGTCCCCGCGACCGCCGGCGGCCCGCGCCGGCGCCGCGGGCACGCACGGAAGCTCCCCGATCGCGTCCTCTGGGCCTCCGGTGGACCTCACCGAGGCTCGGACCATGCATGAATATGCCAAGGCGCAGCTCGCGGAGCTCGAGTTGGGGGAGCGGCAGGGCCAGCTGGTGGCCGCCGCGGACATGCGGGACGCCGCCTTCCGGTCCACGCGGGCTGCCCGCGACATCATCCTGAGCGCGGAGGACCGGCTCGGGGAGGTGCTGGCGGGCGTCAGCGACCCTGGCGAAGTGCGCCGGCTGCTCCGCGAGGAGCTCGGGAGGGCCCTGGATGAGCTCGCGAGCCTCGAGCTCGAGCCCGAGATCGAGGCTCCAGCGGTCGCGGCGGGCGAATGATCCTATGTCGCCCTGTGCGACTGATAACGTACCGGTCTCCAGCAACCGGCATCGCGAAGCCTGGGAGGCAACCATGAGCCGCAAGAGAATCCATCCCCGCGCCGAGCCATATACCGACGAACAAAAGCTTCTCGTGGCTCGACGAAAGCTGGACGTCTATCGCTTCGCCTTGCGAGCGATTTCGGACCTGCCTTGCCAGTGCCGCGGCGAGTTTCATCTCCCGGCCTGCTCGGTCCCTACAGCGCGCCACGCGTTGGGCATAGTCGACGAGGTCAGCCGAAGGGAATCAGCGTCTGGAATCCATGCAATCGACGGTGTTGGTAGGACGTTCCCGGTCCCCAAGCGCGAGACTTGGGATAAGAGTTGAGAAACCTTCGCACCGGCTCGCGATGATCCTCGTCGACCGCTGCCGGCCCTGCGGCGCGCCCTGGCCGGGCGGCGTCGCCTGCCATCTCCTTTCGGATGAGAGCGAGAGCGAGCTGCTCGAGTTCGCGGTCCGCATAGGCGTCCCGATGTGGTGGTACCAGGCGCGAGCCTCCGTCCCGCATTTCGATCTGGCCCCGCGCTATCGCGCAAAGGCCCTTCTCGCCGGTGCCCGCGACGTCGACCGAGCCGGAATGGTCGAGGGGATGCGCCAGTGGCGCTCGAGGAACATCGGTTGAGCCGCGCCGAGGCCGAGTTCATGGAGGCGTGGCGGGCCGGCTGGCGACGGGATCCCGAGCTGACGATCGACGAATGGGCCGATCGGCACCGCGTTCTCTCCGGCGATACGTCCGCGGAGCCCGGCCAGTGGCGGACCTCGCGCACCCCGTACCTCCGGGAGGTGCTCCGCGAGCTCTCGCCGAGCAGCCCGACCCGCCGGGTCGTGCTCATGTGGGGCGCGCAGACGGGAAAAAGCGAGGGTGGCTTCAACTGGATCGGCTACGTGATCCACCACACACCCGGTCCGATGATGATGATCCAGCCCACGGTCGAGGTGGCACATTTCGTCTCCAAGGAGCGCATCGTCCCGCTCGTCCAGAACACGCCGGCGCTTGCCGAGCGCGTGCTCGAGAACCGCTCGCGCGACGGCAACAACACCATCCTCAACAAGCGCTTCCATGGCGGATTCCTGAAGATCTCGGGCGCCAACTCCGCCGCGAGCCTGCGCTCGACCCCGATCAAGTTCCTCTTCTGTGACGAGATCGACGCCTACCCGGCCGACGTCGACGGCGAAGGCGATCCCTTGGACCTCGCCGAGGCCCGCTCGACGACGTTCTCGAGGGGCAAGACGCTCGTCACCTCGACGCCGACCATCAAGGAGTTCTCCCGGATCGAGAAGGAGTTCGCCCGCGGCGACCAGCGGCACTACTTCGTCCCCTGCCCGCACTGTGGTCACATGGACTGGATCCGCTGGGCGAACATCGATTATCGACACGACGACCCGTCGACCGCCTGCCTACTCTGCAGCAGCTGCGGCGTGCTGATCGAGGAGCGCTACAAGACACAGATGCTCGAGCGCGGGCAATGGCGGCCGACCGGCGCCGGCGACGGCGAGACGATCAGCTTCCATCTCTCGGGGCTCTACTCGCCGCTCGGCTGGCTGTCGTGGGAGAAGGTGGTCCGCGAATGGCTCGAGGCGAAGAAGGATCCTTCGAAGCTCAAGGTCTTCCTCAACACGCGACTCGCCGAGACCTGGGAGGAGCGCGCCGAATCGGTCGAGCCCGACGTGATCTTCGCGCGCCGCGAGAGCTACGCCGCGGAGGTCCCGGAGGGCATCGGCATCCTGGTCGCCGCGGTCGACGTCCAGGCGGACCGGCTCGAATACCAGGTGAAGGGCTATGGTGCCGGCGAGGAGTCGTGGCTCATCACCTGGGGGCAGGTGATCATGGAGCCCGCGGCGCCGGCCCGGGCCTGGCTCGAGCTCGACCGGCTGCTGCAGCAGGACTGGCAGCACGCTGGCGGGCGCAAGATGCGCATCGAATGCGTCGCGGTGGACTCCGGCTTCAAGGCCGATGATGTCTATCGCTTCTGCAAGGCGCGCGCGACGCGGCGCGTGTTCGCCGTCAAGGGCTCCCCGGAGACGGGGAAGCCCCTCGTCGGGCGTCCGACCTCGAACAACGCGTTCCGGGCCCGGCTCTATCTCTTGTGCACTGACACGGGGAAGGAGACCGTCCACGCGCGGCTCAGGATCGCTGCCCCTGGCGCCGGCTATATGCATCTGCCGGCGGAGATCGACCGCGAATACGTCGACCAGCTGACGGCCGAGAAGGTGATCCGGAAGTTCGTGAAGGGAAAACCGCCCCAGCGCCAATGGGTGAAGACTCGCGAGAGGAACGAGGCGCTCGACCTCGAGGTCTACTCGCTGGCGGCCTTGCGCATCGTGCTGGGACCCCAGCCCGGCCGGGTGCTCCTCCAACGTGCCGCGAAGCTATCGGTCAGGAAGGAGTCGCCAGCTGGACCCGCCACGCCGCCCCCAGTGGCCCCATCGCCGGCGGCTGACCCTCCGCCTCTCCCGCCGGCCATCGCCCGGCGCACGCTGCCGTCGCGGCCGCGACGCGGGTGGGTGCAGGGCTGGAGGCGTTGACTGTCGCCCGCGAGGGACCTAGATTCATTGCCCGAGTTCCCCGGAGGCCGCATGTCGCAGGACGTTGTTAAATCGCTCACGGAGCTGATTCTGGCTTTCGCCCAGCTCGCGCGGGTGACGGGGACCGGCTGGTTTGCCGTCATCGTCCTTGGGGGAACCGGCTTGACAGTGGGCGTACCTTGGCTGCGAGAGCATCTCCGCAACCAGCGGGTGGACATCGTCATCCAACATAAGGAACAGGAAGTGCTGCGACTGGCCGAAGACAACCGCAAATACCGCGAGGTCTACCTGGCCCGTCTCGAAGTCCCTCCGGCGGCGCTGGCCCATGACTCGGAGGATTCGAAGACGGCTAAGGCCGAATCCGGGAAGAAGGAGGCCAAGAGATCATGATGCCTGCGATCACGTGGGGGCTTGTGCTCGCTCTGATCCTTGCGCGCGAGGTCTATCGCTGGAGGCGGGCGCGGAAGCTCCGGCACACCCTCGAGCTCCTCGAATGGCGCGAAAGATTCGCAAAGACCCGGCGCGACGTCATCCATCTCCTGCACTGCGGAGACACCGCTCCCGACTCGGCGATCATCGTGAACATGTATCTCCTCGCGTCGGCTGTCGTCCGCCGCGCCACGGATTATGAGACCTTCGCGAGCACGATCGTGCTCGAGATGATCAAGGAGGCGCGCCCCGATCAGGAGCTCGCCGGCCACGTGAAGCGCGAAATCAAGAAGCTGACGCCTGAAGGCCGCGAGATCCTCTACAGCTTTGCGGGGGACCTACATCAACTCCTCAAACGCTATTCGTGGCTCTATCGGTTCATCGACTTCGCCGCCCGCGCCCTCCGCGCCATGGGGATCCGACCCCGGGCCGACTTCTCGCCGCCGCGGCATAAGCCATTCTGGCCGGCTTTCCAGGAGAAGCGCGCAATGTATTCGCGAACAGCGCAATGGCGAAAGCTCGCGACTGCCGCCTGAGAACCTCCGGATGCGCGGGCGGCGCGCCCTGATGGGGCGGCCGCCCACGGTTCAGCCGTTTTCTGGAAACCCTCAGCGCTTCACGAGCTTGTCGAGCTTGTCGTGTATTCCAAGCTCGACCCTCAGCCCGTCCTGGCCAACGAGCTTCTTGAGGGACTCCTCGATGTGGCTGAGAGACCTCGCGATTTGCTTGAGCTCCATTATGAGCTGGCTCGCATGCGTGTCCTGCATTTGCGCCTCCATTAGGTAGCCCCCGGCAGCTCTCGCCGCCGGGGGCCATCTTGCCTAACCCTTCTTCTCGCGCATCGGAACGGTTTCGGTCTCGGTCGTCGCCGGCCGCTGCTTCGCGGCCCGCTTCGGCAGGATCTTCCCCGTCCTGGAATCACGAACTATCGTTCGCGTTCCCTTGGGCTTGGTGGCCATCGCCACTCCATGGGATGTCCCGCCGCCGCTGGGAAGAATCACCTTGACGCGCATGCGCGCCGAAGGTGATTCTGCCCGAGCAGGCTGCGGGGTGGTTGACGAAACAGGTCTCCCTGCCTCTTGCGCCCATCTCGGCCCGTAAACCGTTCGCCTTCGGAAGTGACCGGTTGCGGGCCGAACTATTGCACCTCGGAGCCTGACGCCAGGGCCGCCGAGATGGTCGTCCACGAAATGCGCGACTGGGCTGGGTTATCCCACCTTCGCAGTCGCGGCCACAAGAGAAAAATTCACCGCATTTTTCGCGGGAAACTTTTCTCTGGACACGCGACGCATGCGCGAGTGGGAACGGGCGCGGCGCTGTCAGGGCCTTGTGAGTTATGCGTCCTCGCGACGCGATCGGAATTGCCGAAGCCGTCCCGCGCGAGCGAGGCGGCTTCGGAGGTTCCGGGAAGGTGAGAAGCTACGGCGATCAGAGCGGCGCCAGCGCTCCCTGCCCGAGGCTCTGCGCGGCATCGAGCGCGTCGCCCACATAGATCACCTCGGCGTCCACGGTCACATTGAGGTGCGCTGCCCCCGCGTTCGAGGTCACCGAGAGCACGACGAAGTCATGGAAGACGTGCCCGTCGGGGTGGTTGATGCTGACCACCCAGCCGCCCGGCCCGTTCATCGCGATGTTCGCCACCCCACGCGTATTGTAGTTGTTGCCCGCTCCGGCCTGCTCGAAGGCGCTCGCCTTGTTGGGGCTCGTGCTCACGTTGAAGCCGAAGGATGCGGGCACGTTCACGTCGGTGCTCGTGAGCCGGAAGATCACCAGCTTCGCGCCGCGCGCGGGCACCGGCGAGGAGATCCAGGTCGTGCCGAGGGGGAAGGTCTGCGGCCCGACGGCGCCCGCGGCGCCCACACCCATCTTGATGTTCGTGAACCGCTTCGAAACCGCCATGACAACCTCCCGTGAGTGCGCGCGCCGTCAGCCGGTCGCGCTCTTGCCGCCGTCCCCCGCGGAACCGTCTCCGGAGGAACCGTCCCCCCCGCCCTCGCCGCCCAGGCCGCCGTCGTTCGGCGGGGCCGGCTGCGCCGTGGCGCCCGGGCCCGTCGAGTAGCCGGCGACGTCGACGCCGGCGGCCTTCGCCGCCTTCGTCTCGCTCGCGAGCTCCTCGATCACCTCGTCGAATTCGGCGTCCGACGTCTCAGAGAGCACGCGCGTCCTCGAGGTGAGCCCGAGCGAGATCGCCATCGCGGTCGCCTCGAGGTCCTCCTTCGGATTGACATAGGCCCAGCGCCGCCGGCCCCACCGGCAGGCCGTGTAGAGCCGCCAGTCCGAGCGGGGGAGCGGCAGCGCGCGCGTCAGGATGGCGTTGTTGAGCCAGCGCTCGTAGACGGGCTGCATGAACGCCTGCGCCCACCACTGCTGCAGCACCTGCCAGAAGTCGCGCTCGATCTGCATCCCGGCGCGCATGCTCGAGAAGTTGACGCCCTCGAGGTCGTTTGCGAGCGCGTTGTAGGACACGCCGAGGGCGGTTGCGATCTCGCGCAGCACGCTCTTCACGAACGCCGGGAAGGCTGTCGACGGATGCGTCGGATCCCAGGATGAGAACTCCTGGCCCGGGTCCAGCTCCTCGATCGAGCCCGGGTTCGCCTCGAGCTCCACCGGGCGCGGCCCATTGCCCGAGCCATCGTCGTCAGTGCCGCTCGGCGCTGAGGCATCCTTCGTCACGATGAATCCCATCTTGGCGGCCGCGGTACGCGCGGCGATCAGCTCGGCCTCGGTGTAGCCCTGCAGATGCTGGAGCGGCAGCATCGCGGCCGCGTACCAGGTCACACCGCGCGTCTGGTTCGGCCGCGTCGGCCGGTAGAGGTGCATGACCTCGCTCGCGTCGAGCCGGTACTGCTGGAACGTCGCGCCCGCGGTGCCCGGGCTGTAGCCGTACTGCTCGCGGATCCAGTAGCCCGTCCTCCGGCCCCATGCATCGATCTCGACGCCCAGCCGGATCTCGGGCTGGCGGCCGCCCGGGAGAACGTTCATGTAATCGTCGACCAGGTCCGCGTCGATCAGCTGGAGCGAGAGACCATAGGGATTGAGGGCGTCGTCCTGGATGTAGCGTGCGAACGACTCACCATCGCGCGCCGTGGTCTCGAGCGCGAGCTGGGCCAGCTCGGTGAGCGGCAATCGCCCATCGGCCGAGACGGGGCCCGAGGCCCAGAGGTCCCAATGCTCCTCGATCAGGTCATTCACCGGCTCGTCGAGCTCGCCGGCGGCGTTGCGGACCTGCGCCTGGAGCTTCATGCCGTGGACGCCGAGAACGTTCGTCTTCAAGAGATTGCTGTAGCGCTGGATATGCGCGTTGTTCCGCGCGAGCTCTCGCGCGCGCCCGCGCATCAGGCGCAGGTCGCCGCGCATCTCCACGTCGGGCGCCATCGGCCAGGCGATCCAGTCGGCGAGGAGCCGCGAGACCTCGGCGCCGCGGAAGGCCGACCGCTGTTGCATGCGGCGCATGGGTGGGACAGCGGACCGAGTCGCGAGCTCCTGCGGAGGAGAGTCGCCCGGGGAGGCTGCGACGACGGCGGCATCGGCGTCAGCATGTCCGCGGCCGGTCAGCTCCCCGAGCGCGCGCGAGAACCGCTCGCGCATCGGTCGCCGGTCTCCCGTCACCGGTCCGGGGCCCCCGCCGCTCATGGCCACCGCTCGCTCCTCGCCCCGCTGAACCTCACGAGCCGGCGGCGCCCGGGCTTCCCCATGGCGCGCGCGCGCGTGACGTTCCTGGCGACCTTCTGACGCAAGGCCCAGAGCCTCTCCGGGTCCATGCGGGTCAGCCCCCGGCTTTCGATGGTGTACTGAATAACGTCGTCGACGACCTTCCCGACGAGCACCGCGTCGATCGCTTCGAGGAGCCGCTCATCCATCGACCGGAGATCGGTAACGAGCGCGACATTGGGCGTCACGAAGACGCTCCCTGAGCCCACCGAGTAGACATCGACGCCGTTGTGGACGCGTTCTTCCCAGCGATAGAGGCCCGATGCGGCGAGCGTGGCGGAGACCGCGGGAATCAGCGTGATGACGAAATCGGGGCCACTCGGATCCGCGTCCTTGGTTAGCCCGATGGCTCCCGAGAGCGCCAGCGTGAGGGTCCAGCCGCCGTTCGCCGGGTAGTCCTGCAGCGACCGCGTGTACTTCAGCGTCGTTCCGGCGGCGAAGGTATCGGGCATCGCGGTCAGTTTGAGCACGCCCGCGAGCATGCACAGCGATTCCTGTCAGAGCTATTGAACTTAAAGTTCAATAGCTTCCGCCCTTGCGCTCGCTCCATGGTCCTGCTCGTCGGATTCCGGCGCGTCTAAAGACGCGATCGCGACGAACAGCAACCGAGGAGCCGTGCGGATGACGAAACGCGCAGCGCCCATCGAGCAGGAGCCCGCGAGCTTCCCGATCAAGGGCGGCATGCGATGCCGGTTCGAGCTGCTCGAGTTCAAGCGGCGCGCGGCCGCGGCCACCGACGCCTCCGGCGCGGCCATCGACCCGGCGGCCGACGAACCCGCGACCTACGACATCGTCATCAGCTCGGAATCGCCGGTCACGATGCCCTGGGGCGTCGAGACGCTCTCGCACGAGCGGAATGCGGTCGACCTGTCGTTCGCGAAGAACGGGCTCTCGCTCCTGATGGAGCATGGGAAGAGCGCCAATACCGGCTTCAACGGTGGCGTCGACCCCTCGCTCCACGTCGGCATCGTCGACCAGGTCACGGTCGACCAGGGCGCGCGGAAGCTCCGCGGCGTCGCTCGTTTCTCCGACAGCGCCCTCGCGCAGCAGGTCGAGAGCGACGTGCAGAGCGGCATTC